ACGGGTCCAGTGAGCTTCCTCATACTTGCCGAGGTTCCAGCTCGTGGTGATCACCGGTGCAAACCAGGGAACACCCCTGGTCTGCCCAATGCGATCAGGCATATAAATATGAATGAAGTCTTCAGCATCAATAAATAGATGCTTCTCCGTCCTGTTCAGGTAGGTGCCGAGCTCAGCGTCCCCCGGGTGCTTCACCAGCAGGGCGTAGCGCGTCGGCCGGCCCCACTCATTCAACTCCACGCCCATCCGCCAATAATGCCCTGGCCGGTCGCTGAAGCCGGTGTAATCGTCATCGATCTGATCGGCCTCGATCAGCTCAAGTGCCAGCGGCACCCTGCTCTTACCCATCCGCTGCCGCACCAGCCGCACGCCCACCTCGCCTGATTCAGGCAGTGAGCCCACGATCGCCATCTCGATCGCGTGGAAGCTCATCTTTCCGGTGACGTCGCAGCTATCGGCCCGGCACCATTGCCGCCACCCGGCCGACATTGCCACATTGCGGCGATCATCCTTCTCGCGCCCATCAGGCCGCATGATCTGCGGCTGCATCTGGATGCCACGCGGACCGATCACGTTGACCTGGGTCGTCCGCTTCGCCTGCCGGGCGTAGGGGTTGTCCCTGACCAACGCCCTGCTGCGATTCCGCAGCACCTTCAGGCTGCCGCGTAGCTCGGCGTCGGCGCTGGTGTTCGGAGCAAGGAAATCAGCCGTGAAGCGATTCCACCTGGCCGCGTCGTACATGCGACGACCGCCGAGGCGTTTCAAAATCCAAGTGCGGAGTCCCATTGATCAGTGGAAGCGGATGTAAAGCGACCGACCATCGCCTTTGCCATTGGCGACGTTTTGCGCGAGCTGTTCCCGCGCCACGTCAGCCTTGAGCCGATCGCGCCACTGAATCAGTTGAGACAGCTCAGCACGCTTGACCATTCGGCCGCCTGACGCAGTGCCGATTCGATATTCTTGCGCACCTTCTGCCAGAGCACGAATTGCTGCTTCGACATTCGCCAGATCAATCTCAGCCTGACTGCGAAGATCAACAGCAGTCGCTGAACCGGCATAAACAAGAGACGGCAGAACAGTGAACTGTCCGGTGCGCACGGTGGTCGGCGCACCACTGGTGACTGCCACCGCCTGGTAGTACCACTGCCCACTGGCAAACGCAGTCGTGGTTGCAGAACTCAGGGTGAACGACCAGATCCCAGAGCTCAGCGTTCCCGATGCCGTCGCGCCACTTGCAGCATTGGTTCTAAGGTAATACGACAGCGTACTAGCAGTCGGCGCAAGATCATCCGTCCATTCAACGGCGTCTCCAGCGCGTATTTCGGATGGAAATGCCATTGCCAGGCTGGATTTTGCGTAAGTCTAGCCCTATCAACCTAAAACATTGAACGCCTTTCGGCTCTTCCGAGCAGGCGCAACCGCTGGCTCACCCTCGATCGGTCTCACCGCACGCTCGAACTGATCCCAGATCGTGCGCCTGTCATAGAGCTGGTACAGCCGGTGCAATGCAGAGTATGCATAAACGAGCTCGTCCAAGGCCTCGTTTCGAGCGCTGCTCTTCTTCATCCACACACGTTGCGGATACCCGTTCTTATATCGCAGAACCTGTTTCTCCGCAGTCAGCTCCTCGAAGTACTCTGTTCCAACAGTTGGATAAAAATGCAAGTAACCAGCACCTTTCTCATTGTGCTTAAGCCTGCCGAACAGCAGTGACTTCACCGTGTCCGATCCGACCGGGAACACCTGGGCACCCTTCTTCACCACCTGGCCCTTGCGGTTCAGGTCGACCTTCGATGGCTTGCCCAGCGGCGGTTTTCCCTTGGTGCTCATGCCCTTGATCGCGATCACACCATTCGCCATTCGCTCCCGGGCGTAGGAATACACCTCTGCGGTGTGGTGGCCGCCAGAGTCGATCGCGCAAATGCTGATCTTCATGTCCACGCCGTCTTCGGTGAGGAACGGTTTTGCCATCACCTCATCAAGCTGCTGCCACACCTCTGCTCGAGCAGGGTCCCCATAGAGCTTCGATCGGTCGATCAGCCACGCCTCCTCATCACGGCCCCAGCCCCAGACGCTCAGGCTCAACCGGTCGTCCTGCACGTCACAGCCGATCGTCAACGCGAGCACCTGCGACGGCACCACAAGATGCTCATAGTCCTCCTGAGACGCACGCTCTGCCAAGGCTTCTGCGCCAATCTTGCTCGCGTACTCGTCCTCCCAAACCTCACCCAAAACGGTATTTACAAACGTTTTCAATTGCTCTGCGTCGTTCTTCGCGTCAAGAAATTCCTCGACCAGATTCGACCACGTCGCATTAGGGCTGTACGAATACGCTGCCCAAATGTGAAAGCTCACATGTTTTCCATTTCCAGGAGCAGTTGGCCGCCATTCGCCGCGCTCCACCATCCATCGCTTCTTCGCATGAGGGATCATCACGCCACATGCCTCACAGCAATACGCAGCAGTTGACGGATCGCCATCGGTCCAGCGCATATTTGTCCATTTTAAATACTGCATATGCCCGCAATCGGGGCACGGCACGAAATAGCGGCGCTGGTCGCCCTGCAGGAACATCTTCTCAATCCTGCTGAAGTCCTTGATCGTCGGCGTCGACCCAGCCACGATCGTCCTGTTCCAGTAGTACTCCGTCCGGCGGATGCCCAGCTTGATCTGGTCGCCCTCAGCACCGGCCGATTGCGGGTAGCCGTCGGTCTCGTCGAACAGCACGATCCGGCGGCTCACCCGGCGAAAGCCCCTTGGTGAGTTGGCGCCAACCATGCTCAGCGTCCCGCCAGGGAACTGCTTCTGCAGGATCGTGTTCGCCCCGTCCTTCGCCTTCGCCTCACTCACCAAGCCGCGCAGGCATGGCGTGTCCCGCAGCATCGGCGCGATTTCCTCTTTCGAATATCCCTGCGCGTCTTCGATCGTTGGCTGCACCAACATGATCGGACAAGGGTCCTGGTGAATGTGAAACGCAATCGTGTGGTTTAAGATTTTGCTGTAGCCAACGCGAGCAGATTTCATTAGCGTTATCTGCTCGATTTTGGGATCGGTGATGGCATCCATGATCCCCCGCTGATACGGCAGCGTTCGCCACCGGCCGCCCTCAGCGCTGCTCTCCACGCTCAAGTAGGCGTATCGATCAGCCCACTCGCTGAGCGAGAGCTTCTCTGGTGGCTTGAAAGCTCGAAGCGCCGAACACGCAACTGATTCGATCGAAGCCATCAGTCTTCCTCCTCGCCTTCTGCAGCCAGATCTTCAAGCGTTTCTCGAACGATGTCATCTAAAACAGTGATCGCGTCCGTATCGAGGTCGGGAATACGCTGTTTTGCCTTTGTAGGAATGCCTAAGATTTTTGTTCGTGCTAATGTCACAATTTCTATCCATTTTGCCTCGATTTCCTCTGCTTTTACCAGTAATCCTTCTTTTTGCTTGCGTTCCAGTTCAAGCAGCTCGGCCTTTAGGTGCTCTGTTCTGGCTCGAGATTCGTCATATTCGGGAATCCCTTCCTCCGTCCGACCCAATCGATCTCTCGGAGCCTGACGTTCTGAAAGAGGTCGCAAAACAGGTCGCTCAGCGCCCGGACCAGGTGGCTTAGGGCCGATCCCCACTCGCTTTTGGGTGTTTCGGGCCCATTCATCCCTCATTGTCTCGGAATTGACAAGGATCCGACCATCGACGCCTGTTTTGGTGGTTAGACGCCCTGTCTTGACCGCTGCATAGACGGCTTCTTTGGTGACACCAAGTGCTCGAGCAGCTTCCGCTCTTGTGATCATTGCCATGTCAATGATTCTATCGTTCTAGGTAGCCCAGGAGTCAATAGTTCGTGGTATAGTGTTCGGCTTTTCGATTTTGCCGAATGCGGCTACGCGTATAAATGCATATAGCGAAACAACTTTCGCGGGCTGTGCCTAGCCGAATGTTGCGATTCGAATAACCTCGCAGGCCCGGGGCGAAAAGAGGACCCAAATTGTTAACAACATATAAACAATAAATTGCAATTGCAGCTAATTATTTATATCGCCAACATTTTCGATATAAATAATTGTTTGTGTTTGAGCGTGGTTAGCGTTGCAGATATCAGCCCGAGCGGTGGCGATGGGGGCCCGGGTGACAGGGGCCCGATATCAGCAAACGGGATCAGATCGGGCGGGGCTGATATCAGCGAACGGCCAGGCCAGGGGGGCGGCCGATATCAGCGGGCGGCGGCGATCGCTGGGCCGCCGATATCAGCCGGGCCGTTTGCAGGGTGGCCCGGTGGCCACCGGCGGCCCAGGGTGGCGGCCCAGGGTGGCGGCCCAGGGTGGCGGCCCAGGGTGGCGGCCCAGGGTGGCGGGTGGCCAATAGAAAACCCCCCCGGCCAGGGCGGCCAGGGGGTCAGGGGTCAGGGTCAGACGGTCAGCGCCGGCGGCCCAGGGGTCACCAGATCAGACGGGCGGCCCCGTCTGGCAGCCGTTGCGGGTGATCGGTGGCGGCCAGGCTGAACCGGTCCGCCACCGATCGATCGGCCCCGCGGCTGACCTTGACGGTCAGAGCCACCGCCACCCCGTGGGGGTCAGCCCATCGGTGATCTGTCAGGTCACCCGGAACCACCGGGACGGTTACGGGTGAGCCACCGGCAGGGGTGAGCTCGAGCGCCACCGGCAGGGCCTGACCCCGGATCAGGGCGATGGGCACGGCCAGACGGAACCCGGCCCGCAGGGCGGCGGCAGCATCGGCGGCGGCGGTGGCCCGATCGGCTGCCATGGATGCGGTGACGTCCCATCCGGCGGCCCGCTGAGCGGCCAGGCCCAGGGGCCCAGATACAGGGGCCTTTGAATAGTCGTAAAGGTGGAGCGACCCCTCGCCCCGTGGCACGGCCAGGGCGGCGGCCAGGGTGAGCTGATCACCCGGGGCCACCGGCAGCCCGTAACGGTGGCCCAGGGCGGCCGCATCGGCCGGGGTGATCGGCACGGCCAGGCGGTGCCACCCGATCGCCGGCCCCTCATCGGTGCCCCTCAGTCTCAAGGCCAGGGCCTGGCCGGCAGTCTGGGCCCTGGCCCAGGCCCGGGCGGTGGCCCATAGGACCGCCCGCCCATACGTCACAGGGTCGGCGATCATCGCGAGGGTGCGGCGGCCCCGGGCGGTGGCCACCGCTGCACTGATCCCACCATGGCCGGCCCAGGCCAGGCACCCGGCGGCGCAACCGGCGGTGGCCCAGGGGCAACCCTGCCACCGGCGGCCCAGATCGGCCACCCCCTCGCGGGCGGCCAGGGCGGCCAGGGCCGGCAGATAGGACCTCGGGGCGGTGAGCCCAGGGCGGCCAGGGGTCAGGGCGGCGGCCAGGGATCGGGCGGGCAGGTGGTGCAATATCACCCCGGCGGCCAGATCGGCCCCCTTGGCAAGCTTGGGGTTTGAATCAGTCAGCAAATCGGCCAGGGTCAGGCTGAACCGTGCCAGATGGGCGCTGATATCTGCCGGCAGTGCTAACGGGGCGGTCCGGCGGGCGGTGGCGGTGGTTTGCATCGTATGGGTGAGCGGGGCTCAGGGTGAGCCCCTAAGGGGGCCGGGACGCGGCCCCAGTAGGGGGTCAGGCCCAGGCCTGAAATGCAACGGTCGGCAGGGCGGCGGCCCCCCATAGGGGGCTCGAGTCTGCGGCCAGGCCCACCGCCCGCCCGAGCTGATCAGCGGCCCAGGCATGCGGCAGACGGCACCCGGTGGGCGGTGGGCCATAGGTTCGGCTCACCCGGCGGCCGGCCAGGGTGGCCCAGGCCCGATAACGGCCCGGGGCCGTCTGGCGGGTTCTAATGACGTACGGGATCACTGGGCCACCCCCTGACCCTTAAGGGTGGCGATGACGGCAGGACAACCACCGCGGGCGGCCAGGGCCTGGGCCACCGCGGCGGGGTCAGGGTCCAAGCCGATCACATCTGCCAGACGGCGGGCGGTGGCCCGCATCGGGGCCGTCAGGAGCCACCCGGCGGCCTGAGCTGCGGCCAGGGCACCGGCGGGGCTGAGCTCACCCGAAAAGGCCAGGCCTTCTATGGGGCGGCCCAGGATATCGGCCAGGGCCACCCCCTCAGTGGGCCACTGCCACCCCGCCACCACCGGCCGGGGCCGATCGGTACCGGTGGCCACCCGTGCCATCGCAACGGCCAGGGCCAGGGGATCGGCAGGGTCGGCCGGTTCAGCCCCGGCGGTGACCGCCTCGAGCTCAGCCGCGGCGGCCAGGGCCCACACGGCCCGCTCACCCGCGGCCAGGGCCTGCCCCTCGCCAGGGTGGGCCATCACATAGGCATATGTTTCGCCGCCGTCAAGCGAGGCGGGGGCCGGCAGGGCCTGCCACGGGAGCCCCTCGCGGCGCAACAAGGCTACGGCGGCGGCACAGGGGCCCTCTGCCGCGGGCACGGCCAGACGGGCGGCCCGATCGCGAGGTGAGCGCCTGATACTGGCAACCCACTGGTTCCGGCCGTGGCTGTCAGAGCCAAAGCGGACGATCACCGCGGGGCGGGATCCGACAATCGGGCAGTGGCTGACGTCAGTGGCGACCCGGTCGCGGCCCAGGGCGGCCAGGGCGGCGGAATCGTAGGGGTGAGATAGGGATGTCATGGGGTGATCAGTGGTAAGGGGTCAGGGGTGAACGGGGGAGACCCTTAAGTGGGCATCGGGTGAGATACGGGCGGCCAGGGCGGCCAGGCGGTGGGCATCGGCCAGGGGCCGGGCGGCCCCTAACGCTTGCCACCCGGCGGCGATCCCACGCCACCGGCAGACGGTCGCGAGGGTCACAGCGCCACCCCCTCGCCCCGGCAGAGCTCGAGCGCTCGGCCCTGGGCCCGGGTGACCGGTGGCAGGGCGGCCAGGGCGGCGGCGGCGGTGGCAATGGCCCCTATGGGCAGAGCGGCCAGGGCCCGATCAGTGGGCCATTCGCCGGCCATCACGGGGCCATCGGTGGCCCAGGACCCCGGCAGGGTGACCCCGGCCCCGGTCAGGGCCTGGGCGATCGGCCACAGAATGGCCACCCGCTCACCCTGCAGGGCCACCCGGGCCCGGGCCTCAGGGGTGCCCGGGTCCCATGGCTGACCGGCCCAGGCGTCGCCCGTAGGGGCGGGGCTGAGCTGATCAGCCCAGGCGGTCAGGGCGTCAGCATGGGCCGCGGCGGCGGCGGCCCGGTCAGGGTCACCCGCGGCGGCCAGGCGGTCACCCTCAGCCGATCGGGTGACAGCCCGGGCCCTCAGGCTGTCAGGGGTGGGGGCGGGCTCTGACAGCCCCACGGCTAAAAGGCGGGCCAAGCGGGCCAGACTGACAGGCCGGCCCGCTGCAGCGGCGGCCCTCAGCTCTGGCAGTGTGAGCGGCTCAGCCGGTGGCGCGGGCGGGGCCGGTGGCAGGGGCTCACCCGGCAGCACCGGGCGGCGGCGGGCGGCCGGCAGGTGGCCGGCCCCGCTCAGGCCCAGGGATTGGCCCAGGTCAGCGGCCAGGGCGGCCAGACTGACAGGGGCGGGCTCAGACGTTGCGTTCAGGCGGGGCCGGGCCTGGGCCACCGGGGCGGCCACCGGGGCGGCCACCGGGGCGGCCACCGGGGCGGGCTCAGCGGTGGCCATCTGGCGCAACCGGCCCAGGTTGACGGCGCGGCCGTCGATGACATACCGCAACGTCTGGCACCCGTACCGGCGGGCGGCCACCGGGCCGGTGGCGCGGGTGACGGTGTGGCCGGCGGCCCGCAACGCGGCGACCGCGGCGGCGGCGGTGATCAAAACTGACATAGCTAAGGGTGAGCAAAGGCCCCTTATGGGGTCACCCATATATAGGTGCGTCGTCGCCATCTGGCAAGGGCACCCGGGGCGGCTGTGACAGATACCCACCCGGCCCCGTTGCAGGCGGCGCCACCGGTGGCGGGACCGTACCGGCAGGCGGTCACCCCACCCGGGGCGGTCGCCACCGGCAGGCGGTCACCCCACCCGGGGCGGTCGCCACCGGCAGGCGGTCACCCCACCCGGGGCGGTCGCCAATCGACAAAATATAAATATATCGTCGCGGTTAAGTTAATTATATTTTGCGATCTGCGCGGCTGGCTTATGGCGTGCATGTTGCAAAATATAGTTAACTCTCTGCAACGATATAGCAATCGAGCAAAAGTACGATTGCAAAATATACTAAACGCTACCGTTATATCCTGCTAGGGGGATAGTGTGTGCGCGAGCACTTCCGCCGAGGGGCGGGGCGGCTCCCAGGGGCTGACCGCCATAAATCGCCAAGATCTTGTGTATATAAAATCTTGAAAAAACACTATAAAAACCGACCCTATGCAAGTCCCAAAATTTTTTGAAGCC